AGGCCGGTACGAGCATCTACGGTGCCTACGCTGACAACAAGTCGAAGAACGCTCAGGCTGAATCCGACAAGATCATTCGATCGATGACCCTCACGCAACGTCGAGAGGCCATTGAGGCTGGCACCCTGCATCTCCAAGATGACCCTGATGTGATGAACATCTTACGTCACGACACTGGCCGCACCGCTGCCTATGATGTCGAAAACGAGATGCAGACCAAGATCGCCTCTGGGGAGTTCGATGGGAAGGACCGGAAGGAACTTGAGGAGTATCGTCAGACGCGCCTTGAGATGGTCCAGAAGTCCTACGCTGAGGAAGCTGGGATTGACTCGACTGACCCGGACTATCAGCGGGGCTTTAACGCTGACATCGTGCAACGGAATGCGGGCCTTTTTGACCTCCATGACCAACGTCGATCCAAGCGCCTGATTGCCCAAGCTGTGGTCAACACACGGGGCGACATCGGTGGACTTTTGGATGACCCAGAGTTCATGAAGGGGACCGACTCTGGTCCTCAGATGGCTGCCTATTTCAAGGGCAAGGCTGCGACTGGTGGTATCCCCACTGACCAAGCTTTGATCGACGCTGTAAACCTGACCCTCAATGATGCAATCCAGAAGGACCATGGACCTAACTTCCTGCAATCCTTCCGCGACCAAACGATCACCGTCATGGGTGTTGAGCAGAAGGTCGGGGATGTCATTGGTCAGGACAAGTACGACAACCTTCTGGCCAAGTCCTCTCAGGCTGCCTATGAGCGCAACCAGCCACGCTATGAGAAGTTCCAACTGGGCATCGCTGAGGCTACCAATCAGACCGATGCGGCTCGTGGTTGGGACATGATCCAGTCTCTCAAGACCCAGAACCAATGGGTGCAGGACACTGAGCACATGACCCCTCAGAAGCAAGCTCTGATCAACGCTGAGATTAACCTTCTGGAGCGGGTCAAGCAGGACACTCAACGGACCCTCAAGGGCACCGAAGAGGCTGCCATGACTGACAACCGTTTGCTTCGCATTGATGAGGCTTACGAGGGTCGCATGAAGGGTGATCTTGCAGGCACCGCTAAGAAGGATATGCCCGTCGATGGCAACACTGGCGAGTACAAGGAATCCGACTGGGCGACCTACGCTCAGAAGAAGCTGGGCCAGATCGAAGCGATGAACGTTCCGGTGGAACAGAAGGATCTCCTGCGCGGCAAGCTCTTGCAGTTTGACCATGCTGATGGTCCGTTCCGTCGAGGCTTCCAAACGCTGATCGACGACGCCAACAATGAGTGGACCGGGGCGGTAGCTCTGGGTGAACTTGGGGAGACCCCTAAGATCGACCAACTGACCCGCATCTACGGCCAGCAACCATCGCTCATTGCATCCCTTTACCCGGACAAGGCTGGCTTCATTGAAAAGATGAACCAGATGAAACACGCGGGGATTAACCCAGCGGTCCTGATTGAAGCGGACAAGCGCAACAACGCCTTGCCCAAGGAAGAACAGATCCAAAGGAACATCCAATGGGAAGCCCTTAAGAGAGACTCTGAGTTCAAGAACCTCTCGGCCATCCCCAACACGATGGACACGATGGCCCGCTCTCTCTATGACTCCTTTGTGGCCTCTACTGGTGACGCTTCGGATGCCTCTCGGCGCCTGTCGCAGTGGCTGGACAAGAACACCATCTCGTTCAAGGGTGCCGATGAGGATGTGCAAGACGGCTACCAAGGGATGGTCAACAAGAAGGACCTGATGGCCGACCCTGATGACGCCAACTCGTGGGAGCAGGGTAAGCAGATCGTTGATGAGACTGTGGCCGGTATCAAGGCTGCAAGTCCGTACTGGGCTGAATCCCCGGTGACCATCGAGGCCAACCGAGCGGGGAACATTCAGATCACCGCATTGACTGGCGAACGCATCACCATCACTCGTGAACAACTGGGTCTGATCTATCAGGCGCGGAAGCGTGCTGCTGCTGAGCAGGCGATGAGCGAGACGGTGGACAAGGCACAACGCAATCAAGGTCTGTACAAAGACTTCATCCGAGGGGGCAAGGGCCCTCTCTAATTCATTTAGGAGGAACCATGGCTAAGAAAACCTACGCTGATGTTAAGGCTACTGGTACGGAATACGATGGCATGATCCGTGAGGCAGCGGACGCCAACGGTGTCAGTTATGACTACCTGCACAAGAAGATCTTCAATGAGTCGTCCTTCAATCCACAAGCTCAGAGCCCTACGGGGCCAAGAGGCTTGGGTCAGTTCACTCGTGCCACTGGGAAGGCCTACGGGCTCGTTACAGATGAGGACTTCTTTGACCCTGCCAAGTCTATCGGGGCCGCTGCGAAACACACTGCTGACCTCCTGAAGACCTACAAAGGGGACTACCTTAAGGCTGCCCTTGCGTACAACCAAGGGAATGGCCGACTGGGTGCCCCTCAACTGGCTGCACTGGATCAAGGTGACTTCTCCAAGATCGCCCCTGAGGGTCGTCAGTACATGGCGAACCTTCTGGACGTGGCGGGTGACTCACCTTCCCGTAAATGGTTCGATGGGCCTGATGCCCCAAAGCAAACCGCTGAGTTCTTCAAGGCTACCCAAGGAATCTCAGCGACCTCTAAAGTGGAGCGAGGTAGCCTTGGTGATCGCTCTACGATGAACATGCAGACTCCCGGCGCGATCCCTCAATTAGAGAAGTCGTTCCGTGAGGTGGAGCTTGAACAGAACCCTGAGCATGACGCTTGGTACAACTCTGTCGAATCCATGAAGTCTGCCCTTGCGACATCCCTTCCGGGTCAGATCTATCGGAACATCTCCGTGGAAGACCATGACCCAATCGAATGGATGCAGGACACAGGCGACCGTGAGTGGTCCCGTGAGGACTACGACCAGATCCGTAAGGAGGGTGTCGATCCCCAGTTCTTTGGGTTCATTGGCGACTACACACGGTACGACAAGAAGAAGCTCCCAGAGGCCATCGCTCTCGCCAAAGAGAACATGGCTCACGACCAGACTATGCGTCAGTCGGGCTGGGCTTCTCAGTTGGCTGCTGGCGGTGTCGGCGCACTGGTTGACCCACTGACCTACGTTCCCATCCCCGGCACCGCTCTGGGCTCCTTTGGGGCTCGTGTGGGTGCTCAAGCTGCCTTCTCTGGTGGCATGGCTGTAGCCGGTGAAGGGATCAAGGAAGCCACCACTGGGATCGAGGGTCACTACCTTGGTGCTGCTGTGGGCGGTGCTGCGATTGGTGGCACCATGGCTGCTGTCTTGGATAAGTGGATCGCCAAGTCACTCGTTAAGCCAGGCCGTGAAGAGATGTCCGATGATGACCTCGAAAAGGTGCTCGCAATGCACGGTGATTCTGCCTTGCCAAACCAGCGAGTGGACCTTGAGGATGGCATGCTCCCACAAGCGCCAAAGGCTGAGGATGAGATGGACGATGAGTACCTCGAAAAGATCCTTGGGATGCACGGTGAGCGAAGCCATAAGCAAGAAGGCCGTAAGGAACTCCCTGACGATACCGTTGAGGGTATCCTTGCGCGCCACATGGAGGCCAGCCAACCGAACGAATTCGTGGGTCCAAGCGTCCGCTTACAGGCCCGTGAACAAGCGCGTCAAGCTGGTACTGAAGACCCTACCATCATGCCTTGGAAAACCGATGAGGAGCCTCAGGAGGCCCTTGGGGTTGACTATGTGGATCACCCTTCGGAACCCGGTGCGGTGCGTCTACGTGATGGCTCCATCCTTGGTGCTGCCAACCCTCTCAACCCAAAGCTGATCAAGGCGATGGCCGAGCTGGAACCTGAGCGGTCTGCTGCTGGGTTCCGACTTGGTGGTCTCACTGAGATTGGCTTGACGTTGACTCGCTCAGAGGATGAGGAGTTGCGTGGCATTGGTGCCCAACTGTTCCGCTCCCCTGTGGGCGGTGAGTCAGGTTCCAACGGTAAGTTTGGTGCTGTGGCTGCTGACGTGATCGAGCGTGAGCGTGGCCAAGATCATGTGGCCCTCAATGCCATGGTGGAGGCTCAGCAAGAAGCCATGAAGGACATCTCTGTGAAGTCCCTGCCCGGTGGTCGTCAGGCTCAACGTGAGCATGTGGATCGTCGGATCGCTGAAGCTATCGAAGACCCTACCGGGGCCAAGATGGGTAAGCTGACCGAAGCCGAGAAGAACTACGCCAAGGTTGTTGAGGATCACTTCATCCGCAAGGAGGAGTCTCTTGAGAACCCAGCGATGTACGGCAACATGGATGCTGTGTCGATCATGCCAGCGACCCGTCACTCTGGTCGGTACATTCCGAACATCTATGACGATGCAATTAAGCTCCTCAACATCCAACGCTTCGGTGGCCCTGAGGGTCTCCAAAAGGCAATCGTTGAGAGCTGGATGGCGAGCTACCTGAGTCGTCCTGCCGTCCGCACCCGGATCGACAAGATGATCAAGGAGGGCATCGAGAAGGGCGGCAAAGTGGCAACCCCAGAGGAACTCAAAAGGGCAGTCGTGGAGTACGCCCATAACAAGGCGTTTGGTATTAGCCACACGGCTGACTTCAACCGCTCCTCGCTGATCGACGATAACCTCGAAGGTCTGGTTGGTCAGGAGGCGAATAACTTCCTCGAAGGCCGTCACCTCTTTGACTCCGACATGGCTGTTCAACTCAGCGATGGGACCACCTTCTCTGTGAATGACCTGCGCACCTTCGATGTTCCTCAGATCACCTCCTCGTACAACCGTCGAGTGAATGGTGACATTGGGATCATGGCTGCCACTGGTAAGGACACCAAGTCCCTCAAGGACGCGATCCTCAAGATCAAATCCAAGAATGGCAACACCATGGAAGTGGAAGCCTTGCAGGAGTCCATCAAGCTGCTCACTGGGCGGTCTCGACGGGACCCTGACAGCGCCGCTGCAACGTTCGCTCGTGCCTTGACTGACGTATCGTTCGCCACCAAGAACGCCTACATGGGCGTCCAGAACCTCACAGAGGTCGCTGGGTTGATCACTAAGGGCCACACACGGATGCTCATGAAGGGTGTCCCGTTCCTGCGTGAGATGACCACTTGGGGCACCAAGATCAAGCCTGAGCAACTGGCTGACATGCACAACATGATCTTTGGGCGGGAACTGGATGACCTCATCCGCCCCCGTCGCAGTGACATCGTTGATCGCTTGCGGAACCAAGGCAGTGGCAAGCTCGTGGCTAACGCTGTGGGCACCTTGAAGTTCGCCACTGGTGAGGTAGCGGCTCGTTCGCCATTCACCAAGTTCCTCACTGAGACCTCCAACTACATCATGGACGCTGGTCGTCAAGGTGCTCTGGTGGACCTCGTGAATCACTCGCTCTCTGGGAAGCCCTCTAAGTTGTTCTCGAAGGAACGGCTCCACGCGATGTCGATCACCGAGGCTCAGTTTGGTGACATGCGGAACGCTCTCAAGGAGCATCTCGTGGCTGATCCTAAAGGTGGCTTTAAGGTCCGTGACCGGGCGAAGTTCCAGCAAGACCCTCGGGTGATGGACATCTGGCGGATGGGTGACAAGGTGGCGGATGAAACCGTGCTGCGTCCTCACAAGCTGAGTAACTCCGACTCCATCGCTCAGAACGCTTGGATGAAGCTGGCAATGCAATTCAAGAACTTTGTCTTCCGTTCCGTGAATGGTCGCCTCGTGAGAGGTGTCTACAACGCCACCAAGAACAAGCAGGCCATCGACCAGACCATGCAAGTGGGGATCTCTCTGGGCCTCGCTGCGAGCTTCTATGTGGCGCAACGCTACGTGCAAGCTCAGGGGATGCCTCAAGAAGAACGCCGAGACTTCCTCAAGCGCTCTCTGGACATGAACATGATTGCCTATGCCGCTGCATCGCGTAGCTCTCACGTTGGTTCCCCACTGGGCATTGCGAACTTCGCTATGGCCCCTCTGGGCTTCGATGCGGCTGCTGCTGTGCGTACCTCTGTGCTCCCTCGTGGGCCTCAGTACAGCGAGCGTAACAAGGCCGTGAAGTATTCCCCATTGCGCTCCTCTGGCATTCAAGACTTCCAGTCGAGACTCCTTGAGCAAGTGCCTGGGGTTGGTGTCCTTGGGTCGATCTATCAGGCTGGTTCCGGCACCGCTGGGCTCATGCGTGAAGAAGGCCGCTCCATGGACCAGCAATACAAGGCTTCCCTCTACAACGGTTTACGCAACCTCATCCCCAACGACCCAGTGTCGCAACGGGCTCTCAATGCGCTCATGCAGGAACAAGGCATGGAGTACGGGAAGCGAGGTCGCTAAAACCCCTCACTATGGCTAACGGGCTCCTTCTTGGGGCCCTTTCTATTTCTGACTTAAGGAGACCATATGGCTATCCCGAAGACAGTTCGGACATACACGCTCAATGGCACCCTCAAGGACTTCACGATCCCTTTCGAGTATCTCGCTCGAAAGTTCGTGGTCGTCACATTGATTGGTGTTGACCGGCGTGAGCTGATCCTGAACACCGACTACCGTTTCTCCACTCCAACCCAGATCACCACCTTGCGTGGCTCTGCTTGGGGCCCTGCCGATAGCTACGACCTCATCGAGATTCGCCGTCTGACTTCCGCCACGGAACGTCTGGTTGACTTCGCTGATGGTTCGATCTTGCGGGCCTACGATTTGAACACCTCTCAGGTGCAATCCCTGCACATCGCTGAGGAAGCCCGTGACTTGACCGCTGACACAATCGGCGTGGACAACGATGGCAACCTTGACGCTCGTGCTCGACGCATCGTGAACGTGGCAGACCCAATCAACGAGGGTGACGCTGTGACCCTTCGCTATGAGCTGGATCATGCAGCCTCGACGCTGGGCAACAAGGTGGCCTCTGAGGCTGCCCGTGATGCCTCTGTGGCCGCTAAGGATCTCTCGGTTACCGCAAGGATCGCCTCTGAGGCTGCTCGTGACTTGGCGAACACCTACAAGGGTAACGCGCTGACATCAGCGAACGCCTCTGAGGTGTCCAACCTGTCCTCCAAAGACTGGGCCTCGAAGGCTGAAGACTCGGTGGTCTCTGGTGGCCTCTATTCGAGTTACCACTACAGCCGTAAGGCCGAGATTCAGGCCGGTCTTGCGACGACTAACGGGGCTGCTCAGGTAGCTCTGGCGACCACTCAGGCTGGCATTGCAACCACTCAGGCTGGCCTCGCCACCACCAATGGTGCCGCTCAGGTTACCCTTGCGACTGCTCAGGCTGATCGCGCTGAAGTTGAAGCTGATGCGTCCGCTGCGAGCGCCGTAGAGGCTGGTGATTATGCTGCGTCCGTAGGGTCGATCATTGCGGCTGATCGTTCATTCCGTAATGTGATCATCAATGGCGACTTCAACATCTGGCAGCGTGGGGCTGGCCCATTCACAGCGGGCTCAGCGTACTCGGCGGATCGTTGGTACAGCACCGCATCGTCCGGGACTATTAGCCGATCCCTGCAATATCACACGCTGGGTGACACAACGATCCCCGGTGGCCCTATCTTCTTCATGCGCACCACCGCCACTACGGGCTCAGCAACTACTGACTTCGCAATGATTCGCTACCACCACGAGGATGTTCGGACCCTTACTGGGACTGTGACCCTCTCGTTCTGGGCCAAGGCGGACGTTGCTAAGAACATCGCGATTGAGTTTGGCCAGAACTTTGGTACTGGTGGCTCTACTGATGTGAACACTATCGGTGTCACTAAGATTGCCATCACTACATCTTGGCAGAAATACGAGGTCACCGTGACCTTACCAAGCATTGCCGGTAAGACGGTTGCGAACGGCGTCACAAGCTGCGTGTTTCTCACCATCTGGATGAGTGCTGGGTCGTCATTTGATGCACGCACCAACGCCCTTGGGAAGGTCAACGGGACGGTGGATTTGTCTCGTGTCCAACTTGAGCGTGGAGCCTTTTCGACACCTTTTGAGACCCGCCTATATCCAGTTGAGTACTCCATGTGCCTTCGCTACTACGAAACTATCTGGGGCACTGCAACCGCAGCCAACGGTGCGTGGTTCTGGATGAAATGGAACACCCTTAAGAGGCTCACTCCAAACGTCAGCTTCCTTAGCGGTGGAACAGGTGGTGCCTCATGGGCGGCTGACCCCGCTGGTTGGAGATGGACCTCAGGGCCAACCTCAACACAGGACTGGCAAATCTCACTCCACGCCGACTTCTAAAGGAGACCCTTAATGATTCAAATCGACTTCAACAACGGCGTGGTTCAAGCGACCCCCGTTGTAGGAGCCGCTGTGACTGACGTGGCAGCTCGCCTGTTCTTGGGGCTGTCACCTTCAGAGTGGTTCTACGCATCCGCCGTTTTGTACTCCCTCGTGATGACTGTAATCGTGGTTTACAAGACCGTTAAAGAAGAACGCCGAAAGGACAAGGAGGTAAACAAAGAATGAGCAACATGGAGAACCTTCTGGAGCAACTACTGGAGGCCATCGACACCGAGAAGGCTCAGTACATGCTTCAAGACCTACGGGACCCTGAGAAGCGCACACCGCAACTCTACAACGCCATTGAGAAACTCCTCGAACGACACAAGTTCACCATCGCTAAGTTGAAGCCAAACGCATCCCTCTTGGGTGATCTGGCTGCTGCTCTCGATGAGGTCCCTGAGTTGTCCGATGCGGAACTCTACGGCTCTAACAGCACGCATTAAAGGAGGCCCTATATGTTGAACCTTAAAGAGTTCGTCATGTGGGGCCTTTTGGTTCTGGCCGGTCTCGGACTGGTCTACGCCAAAGGACGCTCTGACGAAAACACTCAATGGACTATCAAGTCCCAAACCGAACAACTTGCAGCCGTAAGGCAACTGGAGGTGGAACGTGAAACAACCCAAAGAGCCCTCGCTGATCTCTCGAACAACTGGCAAGCCCATCTTGCAGCGAGCAAGGCATCTGCTAATCGGACTGTTAATGCTTTGCGTAGCGATGGTATCCGGCTGTCAGTCGCCCTCGCTGATGAGACCGTCCGTTGCGTCACAGGTGACGGTAGATCCCTCAGCGATGGTCGCGCCGAACTACGAACAGACTCTTCTGAATTTCTTATCGGAGAAGCCCAAAGAGCAGACGCCCAAGTGACGTATCTGCAAGGAGTAGTAAGAACACTGCAAGGAGAACCTAATGACCAAAGTGGGAAAACTTCCGCGACCGACATTCACCGATAAATGCTCCAGTGAGGTCGAAGCTCTGGCCTTAATGAAGTTTCATTCAGATCAATACAGGAGTCACTACATCCGCCATCGGCGCGATAGTTTCACTGTGGTTTACTTCAAGGAGGAACCTAATGACCGACCAAAAGGACGATGACCTCGAACGAATCAAGAAAAGCTTTATCCTGTTCCTCTTTGTTTTATGGCGAGCCCTGAATCTTCCCAAGCCAACCAAGTGTCAAATCGACATGGCTGCGAAGCTCTCCAGTGGTGACCAGCGCCGCTTTATCCTTCAAGCATTCCGAGGTATTGGCAAGTCCTTCATCACCTGCGCATTCGTCGTATGGAAGCTGTGGGGCAACCCAGACCTTAAGTTCATGATTGTGTCTGCCTCCAAAGAGCGGGCGGATGCGAACAGCATCTTCATTAAGCGCATCATTGAGCTTCTCCCATTCCTCCATGAGTTGAAGCCACGAGCCGGTCAACGAGACTCCGCTCTGGCCTTCGACGTGGGCCCCGCTAAGCCTGACCACTCACCATCGGTGAAGTCGGTTGGTATCACCGGGCAGCTCACAGGTAGTCGCGCTGACATCCTCATCGCGGATGACGTGGAGGTTCCGAACAACTCTGGGACCCAGGCATCACGCGATCACCTCGGAGAACTCGTTAAGGAGTTCGATGCGATCCTGAAGCCCGGTGGAACGATCATCTATCTGGGCACCCCTCAGACCGAGATGACCCTCTACAGGGAGCTGGAAGGCCGTGGCTACGTCACTACCATCTGGCCTGCAAGATACCCTAAGGATCAGAAGGACTGGGAGTCCTACGGGCCCCGGCTGGCTCCTATGCTTCAAGCTGAGCTGATGACGGATGAGGGCCTCTTCTGGCAACCAACCGACCCGGTTCGCTTCGACGATAAGGATCTACGTGAGCGGGAACTCTCCTACGGGAAAGGTGGCTTCGCCCTCCAGTTCATGCTCAACCCTAACCTGAGTGACGCTGAGAAATACCCTCTGAAACTGCGTGACTTCATCGTGGGCACGTTTGACATGATGAAGGGACCAACCACCTTGACTTGGATGCCCAACGCCTCTAACGAGGTCAAAGGGGTTCCTCTGGTGGGTCTCAAAGGTGACCGCTTCCATCGCTATGAGGGTGTCGGTCAATCCACTGCGCACTACGCTCAGAAGGTCCTTGTGATCGACCCAAGTGGCCGTGGTAAGGATGAGACTGGCTATGCAGTGCTGTACCAACTCAACGGCTACATCTTCCTGATGGACGCTGGGGGCTTCCGTGGGGGCTATGAGGACACCACTCTTCAATCCCTTGCGAACATCGCCAAGATGTTCAAGGTCAACGAGGTGGTGATCGAGGGCAACTTTGGTGACGGTATGTACCTGAAGTTATTCAGCCCTGTGATGACCGCTACGTACCCTTGCGCAATCACTGAGGTCAAGTCCAAGGGTCAGAAGGAAATGCGCATCTGTGACGTTCTGGAGCCCGTACTGGGCAGCCATAAGCTGGTACTCAGCGAGGACCTCATTGATAAGGACTACCGGACGGCTCTCAACAACGATGGTACCACTGACACCAAGTACAGCCTCCTTTACCAGCTCACCCGGATCACCCGTGAGCGTGGCTCTCTGGCCCATGATGACCGACTCGATGCTCTGGCTATCGGCGTCCAGTTCTTTGTGGAATCCATGGAGAAGGACTCGAAGGTGGGTGAGTCGGAGATGATGCAGGAGTTCCTTGAGGCTCAAATGGAGAACCAACTGATGGGCTTTGAGGACATCCGTAGGATCTCTGTGAGTGAGTCGGTGGATATCTACTACGAGGATGATGGGTCCATGAGCAACTACATGGGCTGGTAGGCACCTGAGAACGTGACTGGAGAAGGAATTCCGGTCACTCTCAATACGAATTTAAAAACCCTCACTATGGCTACCGTAGGGGGGTCTTATAGGATCTACCTTAAAGACAACCTTCGGGATCATGAGCATCATGTCAGTCGAAGGATGATTGACGGACCCTGATTAAGGATTATCATCATTAGAGGAGACAAGTAACCATGACCAGAGAGAAAGCCACCGTGCTCATCCTTGTGATCAAGCGCTTGGCTCTCTCCCGGTCAACCTACAAGCTCATCGGTGTCCTTCTGGTCACCTTCGGGGTCACTTCAGGCTCAGGCGTAATGGGCTGGGTTGAGACCCTCGTGTGTGTCGCTGTAGGAGGCTGCGGTGAATAGCCAAGGCCAACACGCTCAAGTTCGGTATCGTTCCACTCTACCTCCTTGAGCCATTAGAGCAACAACTCTAAGGACACCCTAATGGTCCCTCAGAAGGCTCTTAGGGTCTCCCATGAGTCACCTGATAGACGGTACTGGACGATATCCTAATGAGGGCTGATACTGATCCTCAAGGAAGTCCTAATGAGAATCTGATAGAAAAATCTGAAGGGGCACCTCTCATGGACAAACACCGACGAATCCCCCCGTAGGGCCTCTCTCAGCCATCCTAAGGGCCTCTCATCCCCATAGGGCATCTCAATGATCTCTTGAGGGATACGATGAGGTGACTCGATGATGACTACATGGTGGGCTCCTTTGGGTTACCGTTGAGGTGACTTAATGATGGGCTATGAGGGGCTGATAGTCAACCTGTGGATTCATACAGTAGTCTGTGTGTCCCTATCTGTTTGGTCATTAGAGCAATGACTCTATAAGGGCCTCCTAATGGTCACCTCTAAGGGCCCTAATGACCTCTTAATGCAGCGCTCCTAATGGTAGCCACCAGACCAACGGTAAGACCCTCTGGAAGGCCCTGAGAGCCTCTATAGGACTCGTTAGGCTATCAGGTAGGCCAATGTATAGGGTTATGGGTGATCGTTGATTCTATGATTGCAAGGCTCTAACTCAAGGCTCTTAGGGCATCTTTAAGGGCCTCCTAAGGGTATCTCTATGATACTACTGGTCAGCCATACAGTATTGACTCAATGAGGGTCTATAGGCTATCGCGTGCGCTCCCGGTTCGTTCACCTATAAGGGTCTCTCAGATACTGGATGAATAAACAGGTTGACTCATGGTCTCAAGTCTATAGAATGAGCCACATCAACAAGGAAACACGGCCTAACGGGTGTCTCTGAGTTGGTGGTGATGTTAGTAGCTCCTGACTTGCGATCCTACGGGTGCCAAGAGTCACTAAGGGAGTCGAAAAGATCACCACATAGGGCAGCAACAAAACGCTTGACAGCAACACTGATTCACGATTAAATGGCTCCATCGACAAGCAACACGGTCACCGAACAGATGTCATGGGTAGGTGGTCTGGGAGAGTTCAAAGTCTCCAGCTTGTTTCCAAAGGGCAACGAATTGGCTGATAGACACGGCCTAAACGGCACCCTTACGCTCTTTAACAACTCGGATCGTAACACCACGCACTGAAACAGCATCCTCTGGGAAGAGTTGAGGCCGGTGCGTGGCAGTGAAAGGATTTAAAGCAGTGGGCTCACTTGCAGTACAAAGAGAGCCTACGACTGTAAACCCAAACACATGATAGGTGACACCATGGACAATCGCACTGGTGACTGCTACATCGTGACGGGCTCAATAGGCCCTCACTTTGAGCCCCAACTGTTTCGCACTAAGAAATCAGCTAAGCGTTATGTTGCTGAGATCAACACTTATGGCAAGGCTCACGACATCTGGCCAGCCTTCAAGCCGGTAATTGAGCCTCGCTGGGAATCCGACATGATCCGCATGAAGGTACAACCATGAGCCATCGCACTGATCGACTCCGTAAGGAGCTGGCTGACCTCGACCAACGCATAGCCACGGCTGAGGGTGAACACCGTGCCGCTAAGGTCCTCTTTGGGCGCTTTGAGGGCTCCGCTGCACATCCTATGTGGGAGAAGCTGCGCAACGAGGTGGATAGCACTCTGACGCGCTGTAGGGTCCTTGAGGCCGTATGGCACCGCACTAAGGCTGACCTGCTCGAAGCCCTCAACGCTGACAAGGAGTAACGCACCATGCGTATCCATGACTTGACCGCTGCAATCCTCGCAATGCCTGCCATCAACTCCGTTGTGGAGGCTGTGGGTCTCTCTAAGTTCGCTCTGACCCTCCAGAAGCCCGCTAAGTTCCTCAAGGTGACCCATAGGGAGCTGAGCTACACGGTAGGGCACTGGGGCGGCTGGGAAGGCCACTACTGGCTTGTAGAGGACACTACTGGGATCATCTTCAGGGTCGCCTCAGTGCGTGAACTGCGTGACCTCATCAAGCTGTGCTCTGCATCGGTCTATGAGCCTGACCAAATCAAACCGTGACTATCCACTGCTGGGCCTTCATTGAGGGTCCATCGGGGAACCATCACACATAATGCCTGGGAGCATTCACCATGACCTATCCAAACCAACGCACTACCGAAACCTGTGAGATCAACGGGAAGACCTTCAAGACCCACTATTGGTACATGAACTGCGCCAAGGACATGGACGGTTACGATCGTCACTGCATGTACTACGAACAGTTCTGCACACCGGCTGTCATGGCTGCTGTTCGTGCCTCCTTCTCTGCCAAGCAATGGGCTGAGATGATCAAGTCCTACAAGGGCGGCGATAAGTATCTCAACGACTGCACCAAGCTGGCCCAATGGGACCGCATCGACGTTAGGCAGATGGTTGGTCGTCTGGTCACCGATTGCACCTATGAGGACGCTCCTAAGGGTGTCATGTACTGGTCACCAAGCCAGAACACCTGCATCACCAAGGAAGCTGCACGCCTGATCATCGAAGCATGGGCGGTGCCAGAATGAACACTCCTCAACGCGATGCGGTCCTCAAGTTCGTCATTGAGTCCCTCAAGGCCCAAGGCATCACCTTCGGGAATGACCCTCACACGCTCTCCATGAGCCAAACGGGTGAACTCAGGGACTGGGCTGACGCTGTACGCTTCAAGGGCTCTCGTAACAGCTCACTGGGCCAAGGCCGGCTGTTCTACATGCACCTCTCCACACTCATCGAGGCAAAGCAACTATGAGCACTCCTACAGCTACTCCTGAAGAGAAACCATTCCACTACTTCGGCTCCACTGCGTACCACTGGGTCGTTGGTGAGACCCGCCAAGAGGTTCTTAACGAACTCTCAAGGATGGCCGGTGCGGACCTCATCAAGCGTCACGTCAAGGAGCATGGCGGCCTGTACTGCTGGACCTGCCGGGTCGATGCGCCTCGATCTGCCAAGTACGACATCGCATGGTTCCAGCCTTCCGGGGTCGCAGTGTCTCAGGGCCTGCACTTCAACATCATGAACACCAAGGGTCACGTCACCACTGTGGAGCCTAAGGAGCCGCAATCGTGAAGTTCGCCATCATCCTGTCAGCTGTGTTCTGCGTGGCGGCTGCCATTGGGTGTCTCATAGGCTTCTTCACGTTCCACTACACGTATCCACTGTGAGCGATTCACTGATGGGCCTTCTCACACAGGGCCCATTGGGAACAACTCTCTGTTCATACCATAAGGAAACCTCTCAATGTCCGTACATAACCTCACCGCTGCTGCACTGTGCTTGGCCTTCTCGCTGGCTCTGTCGGGCTGTCAGACCAACGTTGTGACCGCGCCTCATGCAACCTTCATGGTTGACTCTGTGACCTGTCCAGTGGCCTCTGAGACTCCTGCAAGCAAGTGATCCAAGTCGAGAGCCTTCACGTCTGAGGGTTCTCCGCTGGGCGCACTGTCCTACCTCACCAACATCCGTAAGGGAATAGTATGCAACTCTTCAACCGCACTAACTTTGTCTCTGAGTCCTTCGCTAAGCGCCTCTTGAGAGCAATGGCTGACTGTATGTCTGACGGTTACGCTCACTATGTCGAGAACCGGCATGGGCAGCGCTGGCTTCGTGTGAACGTGATTCCTTGTGATCGCTCTGGGGGCTATACCTTCCAGTTCCTCGCTGGTGATGGGCAAGAGGTCGGTCACCTGATTCTACAGGCTGCGTTCCACTGGCCGAGAGACTCCGAGGCAGCCTTCTCAATGTTGCTGAGCGAATTATATACACGTTTTGAGCATCCGTTGATCACAGCCCGACGGGCGGACTCACAGGCTGAATCGGAAAGCAATAGCACTGGTGAATATATTCCTTTGAAATCAAGAGGTAAATCACTGGTCGAGCACTTGACAATAGCAGCTCTTGGTGCCGCTGGTGGTGCTGTATTCAGTGTCTTCAGGGACCTCACGGGGATCTTTGCATGAGCACTGTGCTGACCAAAGCCACCACCGGGATCGCCAGTGTGGACAAGTATCACCCGCTCCTCAGAGAGCACCTTGAGACCCTCAAAGAGATGGCCAAGCACGCTGAGGACAACGGCGGGATTGCACCGAGCGACTTCTCTGAGTCCAGCTCTTGGCAAAAGTTCCTTGATGATTGCGTGGTCTGTCATGCACCGGGCGTCTACAGCATCGCCTACCTGCATCCGGGCTATTGCAAGGACATCAGGCACGAGGTCGCCAAGTTCGAGCATGAGCCCAACCTTGAGGAGCCCTTAGAGGCTCAGATCCCTGAGGTGGTCTTTCAGAACGATCACAAGGTTCTCTATGAGGTCTTCCGGTCCTTCTGGGCTGACGCGGGGCTGGCCTATGCGAAGGTTCTGTTCAACCTTGAGCCGGATGTGCTGACCAGCGTGCAAGCAGCCCTGTACAGCCCCTCAGAGACTCCCAGAGGCCATTGGCACACTGACCGGGACTCGGATGTGACGCTCGTTGTGGCTCTCAATGATGACCACGAGGGCGGTGGCACGATGGTTCATCAAGGGCCCTTTGTGGAGCCCATCGAAGTCCCTCAGAACCTGCCCGGTTGGGCGATGTTCTTCAAGGGCAAAACAACCCTGCACTATGGCCTGCCCGTCACCGAAGGCGAGCGGCACCTACTTGTTCATTGGAGTGAAGTTAAGTGATGCACACGAACTACCAACCGGCTCGCAAGGGTCTCACTGACGAGTACATTCGTGCTCAAAAAGTCCTCAGGGCTGTGAAGAATGGTCCGCAAGTGCCTGAGCTGCGTTTCTCAGGGCAAGCGATGCGCCAGCACTCGAAGCTGCGCTACAGCGACCAAGGCGACTTCACTCGCTGCTACCGGGGAGGCTTCTGAATGACCCACGTCAAGCAGATCAAGCTTCGCGCCTCGTTCCCTGAGCCTGAGCGTTACGGCCTCATGAAGGTCACTGAGGTGGTCTTCAAGCTGGGTGAAGGGCCCTGTGGGCGGCACGTTGAAACCCTGGCCTACAGTGTGACGGATCAGCTCCTCACGATTACCCAAACGTCCTACGCAACGCCTCGACCATACCCGCCTTATGCCGCCCGTGATACTGCTGAGATGGCCTATGCGAACAGGCCTCGCTGGTTTGGCCTCGCTGGTTGTAAGGCTGCCTTCAAGTATAACCAAGGCCTTGAGATGGCAATCAGAAAGGCCGTTGGCGCTTGGTACGATACCTGCGAGATCAAAGAGTTTGTCTACAAGCTCTCCGACGTTCATGGCCGAATCGAAGTCCTGAAGTAAGCCTCAATTTAAAAACCCTCACTGTGGCTACACACACTCAGAGGGGGTTTTAACCTTAAAGATCATCTTAAAGATCGCCTCTGGGAGCCATCAACTCTCATAAGTGAATCTGACTGATGCTCGAAGCTCCAAAGAAGCACGACTTTAGCGACATCTCCTCGACACACGCCTTCGATTCCCTCGCAGCCATCTACGGTCCAGCCCTCGCAGCCGAGCAACTCAAGCTCGAACATGAGGCCTATACCTTGGGTGAGGAACGATTCAATAGGGCCCTTGAGCGCTCAATGGATCGTGGAGAGTTCTCGATGAACCAAGTGGCCAAGCCACTCCTCGGGACTCTCGTTCCGCTGCTCACTGAGGCGATCAAGAACTGGATTGACCATCAAGTCACCAAGGTCCGTCGCAAGCATGTGGCCATCGGGGCGTTCCAACAGATGAACCCTGAGGTGATCGCTTCGGTGACCATCCGCTGGACCATGAACCGCATCGCTCAACGCAATGGCGCTCCGACCATCACTGAGATGGCTGTGAGCATCGGTGGGGCCCTCGAAGAGGAGGCTCGTTATGGTCGAGTAAGGGCAGCCGAACAGGCCTACTACCAGAAGCACCTTAAGAAGGCATTGGCTCAGCGCAATGGCAACACCTACAAGGTGGAGTACATGGCCCGCATCGAACAGCAAATGGTCGATGATGGGAAGCTGACCAGTGAGTGGATCGACTGGAACTCGATGGATGCAGATGTCCGCTATCACATGGGCATTCGTATGCTGGAGTTGCTGATTGAATCGACCCAACTGATTGAGGTGCGCCGGGAGCACAAGGGCATCAAGAAGCTGGACGGTGAGTATGTCTACTTGAAACCTGAGTGGGCCGAAAAGCTCCAGTCTCGGGCCTACATCCTCTCTGGGATCTTCCCACGGTATCAGCCCTGCGTTGTCCAGCCTAAACCTTGGGTCGGGACTCACAGTGGCGGCTACTGGGCCAAGGGTCGCAAGCCTGTGACGTTCATCCGGGTGCCCTCTAAGCGGGCCCTCAAGCGTTACCGTGATGTTCACATGCCTGAAGTTTACAAGGCTGTGAACCTCGCTCAGAACACCGCATGGCGCATCAACACGAGGGTTCTCGACGTGGCCAACACGGTCATGGAGTGGGCCAACGTGCCAATCAAAGAGTTCCCTACGTTGGAACGTGAAGACCTCCCTGTGAAGCCTCACGACATCGACACCAACGAGGTGGCTCTGAAGGAATGGAAGAAGGCAGCCTCAGCGGTATATCGCAAAGATGCTGCAAGGGTCTCTCGACGACTCTCCTATGAGTTCTCTCTTGAGCAAGCCAACAAGTTCGCTGACTTCGATGCGATCTACTTCCCGTACAACTTGGATTGGCGTGGCCGGGTCTATGCGATCCCTGCGTTCAACCCTCAGTCCAACGATATGACCAAAGGCGTGCTCTGCGCTGCCCAAGGTGAGCCGGTTGGTGAGGAGGGGATTCAGTGGCTGATGATCCATGGGGCGAACACTGCCGGGGTCGATAAGGTCACCTTTGAGGAACGCAAACAGTGGGTGATGGACAACGAGGAGATGATCCTTGCGACTGCCAGAGACCCGCTGAACAACATCGATTGGATGGGGCTGGATTCACCATTCTGTTTCTTAGCGTTCTGCTTTGAGTGGGAAGGAGTTAAGCGCGATGGCGTCAACCATGTTTCAGCTTTACCCATTGCTTTCGATGGGAGTTGCTCCGGCATTCAACACTTCTCTGCGATGCTTCGCGATGAACGTGGCGGTCGGGCGGTCAACCTTCTTCCAAGCGAAACCGTACAAGACATCTACAAGCTGGTCTCCGATGAAGTCGAAGCGGCTCTCATCGTTCTCGCAGCCACTGGTTCTGATGACTCCATCGAAACTATCGCTGATGACAAGACCGGTGAGATACGAGATCGAAAAGTCCTCGGAACAAAAACCCTCGCTATGGCGTGGCTGGCCTACGGGATGTCCCGAAAGGTTACCAAGCGATCAGTGATGACACTGGCCTACGGATCGAAAGCCTACGGGTTCTCCGATCAGGTTCGTGAAGACATCGTAAAGAAAGCCATCGACAACGGTGAGGGCTCCATGTTCACCGACCCCGGTCAAGCGAGCCGCTTCATGGCTGGCCTCATCTGGGACTCTGTGAGTGTTGTAGTGGTCGCCGCTGTGGAAGCAATGAACTGGCTTCAGAAGGCAGCCAAGCTACTCAGCTCTGAGGTCAAGTGTAAGAAGTCCAAGGAGATCCTGAAGAAGGCCATGCCAGTCTACTGGTGCACGCCTGATGGGTTCCCTGTGTGGCAAGAGTACATGATCCCCGAAACTCGACGGATCGACCTGATGTTCCTCGGTGACATTCGCATCCAGTCAACTGTGACGGTGCGAGACAGCGACAAGATTGATGCACGTAAACAGGAGTCGGGCATTTCCCCGAACTTCGTCCACTCGCAAGACGGGAGCCACCTTCGGAAGACAGTGGTTCATTCCGCTGAGAACTACGGCATTACCTTCTTCGCGCTGATTCACGATTCCTTTGGGACGATCCCAGCGAAAGCCGGGGCGATGTTCCGCGCTGTCCGAGAGACGATGGTCGAGACCTACGAGAACAACGATGTACTGGAGGACTTCCGTGAGCAGTTCATGGAGCAACTCCACGCGACCCAACTTGAAAAGATGCCTGAGATCCCAGCCAAGGGAACTCTGGACATCCGTGAAATCCTCAAATCTGAATTTGCATTTGCATAAGGAATTACTTGATGAACGCTGCACAGAACTTCGTGAAGAACACCCGTAAGACCCTGCGTGATGACTCTGAGATGGAAGCCATCCGCACCAAGAAGGGCAAGCTGCACAAGCCAACCCGTGGCACCCGCCAAGAGTGGGTCCCAATCTGCACCGGCAACGCCTACTAATTCCAGCCTTAAGGAGATCCAAGAATGCAAGTTATTGTGACCGCTACCAGTTCCAAAGTGGACGACCTGATCCTCATCGAAACCTCTACCACCATCGGTGACCAGACCACCACGAGCCGGGTCGGCTACAACGCTGATGAGCTGCTGGAAAACCGCTTCCTCTCGGGTGACCTTGAGACTCGCATCGAAGCCTTGCGTATGGGTGCCGAGAAGGTCACCACCAAGGCCGTTGAGATTCACTTCAAGACCCTCATGAAGATCTTGCACAAGGAACCTGAGGTCACCGAAGTGACGGGCCCTTTCAGTGAGGTCGGCAAGCGTGCTGCTGAAGCTCTCGTTGAGAAGCTCGATAAGGCCATTGAAGAGTCCCAGGCCAAACCTGTGAAGACTCGGGCCAAGCGTCAAACCAAAACCTCTACCGAATCCGCTAAGTAAGGAACCATCCTGTGTCCAAAGTTGAAGCCGTCATTCTGAACACCAAGCCATACCGCCCAACTGACTACAACGCTAAGGCCATCCAAGAGGTTCTTGATGAGGCCTATGTGATCGCTGACGTGAAGAAGGATGGCGTCCGGTTGAACCTGATCGTGGAGCCCATCGGGACAACCCACAAGGTTGACTTCCTGAGTCGTGAAGGAAAGATGTTTCCGGCACTCGCCAAGGACGCCCCGCTGAGTCTCGATGATCGCTGGTCGAGGTTCTTCCATCCAAATGCTGGTGAGGCGATGTTCCGTGAGACTGGCTTCATGCTGGACGCTGAGCTGATCCTCCTTGAGGACGGCGAAGAGGTCCCCTGCAAGACCACCTCGGGCACCTTGCGCCGTAAGTCTGAGTCGGTGCCGCTGAGTAACGTTCGGGTCTACGTCTTCGACATCCTGCCGCTGGACGTGGTGATCTCTGGTGAGGAATATGAGGTCTTCACGGCAGTCCGTAAGATGCACGTTGAGTACCAAGTGGCCAAGCTCAAGGAATACTTCCCAGAGATCGACTGGCGCGTAGCTGAGTCCTATGAGATCTACTCAATGGACCCTTGCGAGCCACTGATCATCAAGGATGGGGAAGGCAACGAGATTCCCACTGAGACCCCTCCTGACCTGACGACGCTGTACAACGCTGTACGCGAGCGTGGTGAGGAAGGCTTGGTGGTCAAGAGCCCGATGGGCTACTACCGTCGATCCAAGGTGACTGGCTGGTGGAAGATGGTTCCTGATGACAACGAGGATGGGATCATTCAGGGCCTCGTTTGGGGCACCGCTGGGAAGGCCAATGAGGGCAAGGTGATTGGCTTCGAGGTCCTCCTTGAGAGTGGCCATGTAGTCAACGCCTGCAAGATCTCAAGGAAGCTCATGGATGAGTTCACCGCCAAGGTCGAGACCATAGGTGCTGGCTGGGCTAATGGCTTCACCGCCAAGGTGACGTTCATGGAGCGCTACCCTGACGGGTCTCTGCGTCACCCTTCGTTCGACTCGTTCCGTGGTATCTCTTCGCCGTTCATCAAGGAGTAGGGCCATGGAGGAACTGATTGAATTCTGCATGTTCACAGCGGTGGCCTTCGGGCTGCTGACTGTTCTGATCAACATCACGAACAAGCCACCTAAGGAATAACCTGTGTCCGTATTCATTGCTTCTCAAGTTGACCGCTACCTTGGGCGTCTGTTTCCAAAGGTCTCTGTGACCGTGGCCAATCGACCCGAACTGTTCGCCACTCAGATCGCCGTAATGATCCAGACCAATGGTGGAGTTGAGATGTGCGACAAGACCACCTTCATACCGCGTGAGGTCTGCATGGATGGCAATTACCACGAGCAGATTGCCTTTGAGATTGCCTTTGAGATTGCCCGCGACATCATGATGAACAAACCCATTCGCAAGGAGATCCGTTAATGTCGTTCTTCCAGTTCCTGTTTCCGATTGCCACTGTGATTCTGTCCGCGCTCTGCTTCGTCTGCTACAAGACCAATAAGCCCCTCAGGGATAAGGCCAAGGCCGAAGCCAAAGAGAAGGAACTCAAGGAACTCAAGGAGGCCCAAGAAGCCTTCGCTAAGCTGCAACGGGATGAGCTTCGAATGAAGATCTACAGCGACATTGAGCAGGCTCTGGCGACACCTGACAGGGATCTACTGGACCTGCGCTATGGCTCTGGGTCTCGTGGTAAGTATCGCTGGGCTGCCTTTGCAGAACTGGCGCTGTTCATGAAGGATCATCGGTCCCATAAGAGCGAGAGCCTCGACGTGCAATCCCGCCTCGATGCCCAAGCGAAAACCATCAGGGATCTCAAGGGTCAGATCAACGAGATTCACCGGCTGCTAAAGCCTTACGCCTAACTCAACGAGCCCCATCGACTTCGGTCCTTGGGGCTTTTTTACGCCTGTAACGATAGGAGAAATCTATGGATATTGCTGGATTGATAGGCGCCTTTGCGACCATCTCTGTGCTGCTGTTTATAGCGGCCTGCTGGGATGCCATGAGCTGATTTAAAAACCCTCACTGTGGCTACAGCACAACAACCCACCGAAAGGAGATCACAACGATGCCTAAAGACCGTTCGTATGCCCATCGCATCCATCAGAGCAACATCGACCGCCAACGTAACGCGGCCTACTTCCTGAGCCGTAATGGCGTGGCTGCTCCAACCCCAGCGCCAAAGGCCGACTTCTGGCAGCGCACCAAGGCGTTCTTCAAGAACCTCTGGGCCAAGATCAAGGACATCGTGAATGACTGACATCATTGCGCTGACCTCTGAGCGAGGCCGTTCCGGCAAGGACACCCTTTGCGAGCTGCTCACCCTTGAGGGCCATAAGGTTCACCGGGTCGCCTTCGGGGATGTCCTGAAGAAACAGTGTGCCCGTGAGCTGGTCCTTGATGGCTGCGCTCGCATCGTCATGGAGAGCCACATGCACACGGACCTGAAGGACGCTCAGTTCGAGGAGCTGGCCCTAAATGAGATCCCAGAGTCCGAGTATCGGGACTGGCTGATGGACTCGGGGTTCCTCGATGTGACCATTCCTCGAAGCCCTCGCTGGCACCTTCAGCAATACGGAACAGGCTTCCGTCGCAACTACAAGCAGAACCCTGACGTGTGGCTTCTGGAGGGTCTCAAGGAGATCAAGAAGGCGCCTAAGGATTCCGTTGTAGTCGTCACTGACATGCGCCAAGCCAACGAGTATGCAGCCCTGTCGATCCGTCAAGCACACCTCGTTCGCCTTCAGCGCGACTGGGCGATCCCTGCTGTGGATGACCAGCCGTTGCACGCCACTGACATTGAACTGCGTGACCACCAGATGGACGCCATCGTGGTGAACAAGTGGGGCCACGCCTCGGAGATGATCGACCAACTCAAAGAACAAGGAGTGATTGTATGAACACCGATAAGCAGAAAATGAAGAAGTTCCTTGTCACCATTGAGTACCGCAAGGAAGTTCAAGAGGTGCCGATGTTTGGCCGGACCATTGAGGAAGCGCTTGAAGCGGCTGACCTTGAGTACGGTGAAGACAACGTTCGGCGCATTCGCCCTGAGGTCACTCAATGAACCTGGCCCAAGGCAACACCCGTTCGATGCCTGATGGCTTCCTTCACATCCAGAACTTCACGGTGACCAAGCACGCTGGCATGGCTGGTGTCGTTTACATCCACATTCTGGACGCCCACCAACGGATGCTTGTTGAGGGTCTGCTCATTGAGCGGGCCATTGCGTTCTCCAATCTGGATGGCGTTGAGAACCATCACTTCAAGCATGGCTGCTGGCGGTTCCGTAAGGGCTTCCTGAAGGACAACTTCCGTGAGGTCGTCCACGCGATGACCAAGGCCACTTGGATTCCCGTGATCGAGAACTTCAAGGGCAAGCTTTTCACTGAGCGTGACTCGCTGACCTACTGATTTAAAAACCCTCACTGTGGCTACACACAACCTTCCCACTTGTACAGGAGACATACCCGTGGCTAAAAGCACCAAGCAATTCTTCTTCACCCCTAAGGGCACCGCTGAGCCGTACTGCTCGATCCAGAAGCCGGACTATGGCAACCCTGAGAAAGGCTTCGGCAACCCTCGTGGTGTCTATAAGGTCAACCTGACCGTGAGCCGTACCGATGCCCAACCAATCATCGACCGCATCGTCAAGCTGCAAGATGCCAACTGGGCTCAGATCCAAGAGGACTGGGCGAACGGTGGCGAAGCCAAGGCTCGTGCCTCGCTGGGTCGCGGTAAGAAACTGCTGGAACCCTATGAGGGTGAGCTGCCTTACTTCGAGAACGATGACGGCACTGTGACCTTCAAGTTCTCCAGCTACGCCAGCTATCAGGACAAGGAAACCAAAGAATCCAAGCCACTGACCCTCAAAGTCGTGGACGCCAAGGGCAAGCGTATTGACGCTGTTCCGGCCATCTCTGGTGGTTCCGAGCTGAAGGTTCGCTTCTCCATGTTCGCTTACTCGTTCGGTGCCGTTGTTGGTGCGAGCGTCAAGCTGCAACTGGACTCCGTGATGCTGATCAAACTGGTCGAATATGCCGCTGGCAATGATGACTGGGCTGATGAGACCGAGGAGGGCTACGTGGCCCCTGAGCGCGAAGAGTCGTGGGATGACCATGACAGCGACCAAGGCCATGCAGGTGAAGACATTCCTGACGCTGCCTCGGACTTCTGATGGGTTACGCTGGTCCGAAGGGTGCTCGTACAGGTGCCTTTCGATCCGGCCTCGAAGACCGCAACGCTGCCCATATGGACAAACTCGGAGTCCCTTTCGACTTCGAGATGTACCACATCAAGTACGTCGTTCCGGCCCGTGAGGCCAAGTACACACCTGACTTCGTTCTGCGCAACGGGGTCATTGTCGAGACCAAGGGCATCTGGGAAGTTGACGACCGCAAGAAGCACTTGCTGATCCGTGAGCAATACCCAGAGCTGGACATCCGTCTGGTCTTCTCGAACTCCAAAAGCAAGATCTATAAGGGCTCCCCAACGAGCTACGCCGACTTCTGCCAGAAGCACGGGATCATGTTTGCGGACAAACTCATTCCTAAGGCATGGCTACAGGAGAAACGCAAGGAGATCCCTGAGGGAATTCTCCATCCGAAAGGAGGTAAATAATGCCTAAGGTTGCATTCAAACCGAGACCAGTTACTGACTACATCGTGGTCCACTGTGCTGCCACCAAGGCAACCATGGATGTCGGTGTCCGAGAGATCCGCCAATGGCACGTTCAAGAGCGTGGATGGCTGGACATCGGGTATCACTTTGTGATTCGCCGCAATGGCACCGTAGAAGATGGTCGCCCACATAACGTCATTGGTGCTCACGTCGAGGGCTACAACTCTCGCTCGTTGGGTATCTGCCTCGTTGGTGGGATCAACTCTAAGGGCGCCCCTGAGTCCAACTTCACAGGGGCTCAGATGAACGCCCTTGAGCTACTGCTGATTGCCACTCAGCGCCAATACCCTGAAGCCAAGGTTGTGGGTCACCGAGACCTCAATGCTGGTAAAGCATGTCCGTCCTTTGACGTGGCTGAGTGGCTCAATTCCGGCAAGTGGTGATTTAAAAACCCTCACTGTGGCTGCATAGGACTCTTGTTCTATGTGGCCCCTTTGCGTTGACAAAAGGAGGTCAATATGAACCGCACTTTATTACAAGGTGGGTTCGATCTTTGTGAGCATCTCATTGACCATGGCATCGGCGCGATCATCGCTGGTGGTTGTGCTCGTGACTTGTTCTTTGGGGTCGATCCAAAAGACATTGACATCATCTGCGCGGGCACTGACCCGGAGACTGTTTCCAGAGCGCTCGATGAAGGTGGCTTTTCCTACCACAAGTTTCCCAAGTATCACACTGGCTCCGACTCCGACCGCCTTCAAGGGGTCTGGAAGATCGAAGGCTCAGAGATTGACGTGATCCTCTATGAGGTAGAGTGCGTCTCCGAGGCCATCCAGAAGTTTGACTACAACCTCAATCAGTTCCTCATCAGTGGCATCCAGCGTGGCATCGAAGGGGCGACCATTCGCTTCATGGGTGACAAGCACTGGACCAACTTAGTGCAACTGCGAGAGGACGCTCGTGGCTCCCGTCAGGAAAAGATGGAAGCCAAGTGGCTCGAACTGATTCACAAAGCTCCGATGCGTCAAGGGCGCTATGTGGATGAGGTTGAGGTGCGTGATGTCGTCGCATGATGAGAGTGAGGAGAGTGTTTTTGTCGCACATATTCCTTGCGATGAGTGTGGATCATCAGATGCCAACTCTTTGTTCTCCGATGGGCACCAATACTGCTTCGCCTGCCCCCCTGAGACGGCCTACAAGAGGCCCGATGGGAAGGACCGTGGTGAGTACACACCGAAGGTCAAAGGTGAAGGCACGCTCTCTATGTCGGACTGTGGGGGCTACTTTACTGCTCTGCCTAAGAGGTTCTTACAGGAGCCGATCTGTCGCCTCTATGGCTACTGGATTGGCAAAGCGTTCTCGCCCCATGCGGGCAAGGAAGTGCCTGTTCAAGTGGCGAACTACTACGACCCTCAAGGCAACCTGACTTCTCAGAAGTGCCGCGATGCGTCCAAGGAGTTCTTTACCAAGGGCAAGCACAATAAGGACGCTTTGTTTGGTCGTCACCTGTGGAATGGTGGTCGCAAGATCGTCGTCACCGAGGGTGAGATTGACTGCCTGACAGTGGCCCAGTTGCAAGGTGGCAAATATCCAGTCGTGTCCATTGGGCATGGCTCGAAAGCTGCCAAGGCTACCTGTGCCGCCAACTACGAATACTTCGACCAGTTCGAAGAGATCATCCTCATGTTTGACATGGATGAGCCGGGTCGGCTTGCCTCTCAGGAGGCCGCTGAGGTGCTCCCACCGGGCAAGGTAAAGATCGCCGTTCTGCCCTTCAAGGACCCTAACGAGTGCGTAGCTCAGGGCCAGGGTAAAGCTGTGATGGATGCCATGTGGAATGCCTCGCCGTTCGTACCTGATGGCGTGGTCTCTGCGAAGTCCCTAAAGGCCCGCATCAAGGAGAAGAAGCTGGTCCCATCGTTCCCTTTGGTGGCCCCTCACGAGCTGCGCAAGATGACCAAAGACATCCGAGAGGGTGAGGTCATTCTTGTCACCTCTGGGTCCGGCTCAGGTAAGTCCACGTTCGTCCGTCAGAACACCTACAACCTCTTCCACAACAATGGCATTCCGGTAGGCGTGGCGATGCTTGAAGAGGCCGTTGAGGAAACCGTTCAGGACATCGTTGGGCTTCACATGGGTAGTCGAGTTCGTCAGAACCCTGATGAGACCACCGAAGAGATGTTTGACCGGGCTTTCGATGAGATCTTTGAGAGCGACAAGCTGCACCTCTATGACGCCTTTGCGGAATCCGCTGAGGATCGTTTGCTCGCCAAGCTGGCCTACATGGTTCAAGTGGAAGGCTGCAAGGTGATCGTTCTGGATCACATCTCAATCGTGGTCTCTGCGATGGATGGTGAGAACGATGAACGCAAGATGATCGACCGTCTGATGACCAAGCTTAAGAGCTTCGCGAAGACCAAGAACGTCGCTGTGTTTGTGATCTGCCACCTGAAGAACCCTGACAAAGGCAAGCCTCACGAAGAGGGTCGCCCTGTCTCTGCCACTGACCTGCGTGGGTCCGGTGGTCTGCGCCAACTGAGTGACACCATCATTGCTGTAGAGCGTAACCAACAAGGCGCCAACCCTAACCTGATCCTGTTCCGCATCCTCAAGTGCCGGTTCACAGGAGAGACAGGTATCGCTGGCTACATGGAGTACGACAAGCAAACGGGTCGCCTCGTTGCCAAGCCTGAGGGCTGGCGTCCAGATGACTCTTCCGAAGCTGATGCGGCATGGGCTGATCAGCAAGAACCTGACTTTTAAGGAGATCCAACTCATGAAGAACTTCGACCTCGTAACTTTCCTGATCCAACTGGCTGGCCGTATTCAACGCAAGCGTCACGAGAAGCTGGTCCAGCGTGAAGCTGACTTGCTGGCTGCCATTGAGGCAACTCGGAACGCCTATGCGGCAACCGTTGAGGCTCGCTGCAATGCCAACTTCCGCTGCCAAGACATCAACCGCGTGAGCTGAGTCTTTGAGCTGATCCAAGAGCCTTCCTTCGGGAGGGCTTTTTAGTGAGTTCAAACAAATCAACAAGGGGGAAACAACATGAACGGTTCTGAAGTCCGCAAGTTCATCAAGCAAGGTGAGCAGGCCACTGAGGTTCTCAACAAGCTGGGCTACACGTACAGCACCAAGCAAGGTGAGCACCCTCATTGGGTTGCCCCTTTGAATCCGATGGACCCGATCCTTGAGGCCCTCAATAAGATGATCACCGAGAAGGTGGACGCTGACATTAAGGCCCGCCTGAAGGACGCCCCAGAGGGCCCTAACTGGCACCTCGTTGCGCCGATGGTTGGTCGTAACTTTGAGGTTCGCCAAGAGAACATCCCACGGTTCTCCAAGCTGGCCAACTATGGCGGTAATCACTTCCGTGGTCGCCTCTTCTCTGCTGAGGAGATCAAGTACATGCGGCTCAAGGAATACACAGGCTATGCGGTCCACTTCGAGTTCGCCGTAAACCCTTATCGCAAGGAGACCGTTTGGCTGCCATTGAGTTGTGCCGCCTTTCGTAACTAAGGAGGCCCAATGCTCATCTCTGACATCGAAACAAACGGGCTCTACGAACAAGTAACCCGGTTCCACTGCGCCACCATCCAAGACTACTTCACCGGGCAATACGTTCGGTACAACGAGGCCACCTTTGCGGACTACATCAAGGCTCTTGAGGCAGAAGCTGCCAAGCCTGATGGCATGATCGTGGGCCACAACTTCATCAAGTACGACATCCCGGTTCTGGACAAGCTCAAGCGCCTCTACTTCGGTAAGCGTTTGAACATCCCAAGGAAGCGCGTGATGGATACCTTGGTGATGACCCGTCTGGTTTACTCCAACGTGGGTGACCGCGACTCGGGTCTGCTGCGCTCTGGGATTCTCCCCGGCAAGATGTTTGGCTCTCACTCCCTTGAGGCGTGGGGCTATCGTCTGGGTGAGATGAAGGGCGAGTACAAGCACGACTTCAAGCGTCTGCTCGATGACCAAGGCATTGAGTATGTCGATGGGATGGAGTGGCTGGAATGCAACCAAGCGATGGAGGACTACTGCGAGCAGGACGTTCGGGTCACCTCTAAGTTGTTCCGTAAGCTCCTTGAAGATCTGCATTACTTCAACGATCAGGGCGAGGCCATTGAGGCTGTTCGCTTGGAACACGCGGCTGCATGGACGCTGGCCCAGATGGAACGCAACGGCTTCCCCTTCGACACCGAGGGCGCTGAGAAACTCTATTGTGAACTGGCGGGTCGTCGCAGTGATCTCCTCGTGGAACTCATCCAGACCTTCGGGTCTTGGTGGGCCCCTAAAGGTGGCAAGTCACCGCTGATCAACCCTCGGGATGGCAAGGAGGTTCACTTCTGGTCCGATGGTCGCCCGATGCCCAAGGTCACCTATCCGAAGGTCGGTGGGGTCTTCCTTAAGAGCGGCAAGAAGGACACCCGTGAGTATTTTGCGGATGCCCCTTACACGCCCATTGAGCTGGTCACCTTCAACCCCGGATCTCGGGCCCACATTGAGAAAGTGCTACGTGATGCTGGCTGGGTTCCGACCGAGCTGACCAACACTGGCGCTGCCAAGATGGACGATGAGACCCTTGAGTTCGTCAAGGTGGCTGACCAGAAGAAGCAAGCGTGTATCAACCTTGTGCGTGAGTTCATGGAGGTCACCAAGGTCATTGGGATGCTCTCTGAGGGCGACAAGGCGTGGCTGCGGTATGTCCGTGAGGATGGCTGCATCCATGGCTCTGTGAACCCCAATGGGGCCGTTACAGGACGTGCGACCCATAGCCATCCGAACATGGGCCAAGTGCCCAGCGCCAAGAAGAGGTATGGACCTGCGTGCCGTGCTCTCTTCGGGGCGATCTTTGCGAGGAAACTCAAGAAGGGATGGGAGAATGCCGTTCAGTTGGGTTCCGATGCGAGCGGCCTTGAGTTGCGTTGCCTGGGACACTTTGGGGTTCCCTTCGATGGTGGTTCCTACGTGGACACCGTACTCAATGGTGACATCCACTGGGTCAACGGGCTGGCTGCTGGGATCACTCCTGCTGGTCTCGAAAGGGACAAGTCCAACCACGAGCATGACGCCTACCGTGACATCGCCAAGACGTTCATCTATGCGTTCCTCTATGGGGCCGGTGATGGACTCGTGGGGTCGTTCGTAGGTGGCGGAAAGAAGGAAGGCAAGGCCCTGAAGAAAGCCTTCATGGAAAACACCCCGGCCATTAGCGGTCTGCGAGGTGCCCTTGAGGAACAACTCATCAAGGAACAGAAGTACAACAACGTCACCAAGAAGTACGACATCAAGTGGAAGCGCCGTTGGATCAAGGGCCTCGATGGCCGGAAGATCCATGTTCGCTCCCCTCACTCTGCATTGAACTCGTTGCTCCAGTCCGCTGGCGCCCTCGTGTGCAAGAAGTGGGTCGTCGAGGTGGAGCGTCTCTGCCAAGAGGCTGGGCTCTATCACGGTTGGTATGACGATGATGGAAACCCCGGTGACTTCTGCTTTATGGCTTGGGTTCACGACGAACTCCAGATCGCCTGCCGCACCCCTGAGATCGCTGAGCAGATCGCTGAGATTTGCCAGTCCGCTATTCGCCTCGTAGGTGAATCATTCAACTTCCGCTGCCCACTGGATACCGACTACAAGATCGGCCCAACGTGGCGCGAGTGTCACTAAGGAGACCCTATGTCAAAGACTTTGAAAATGACTATCAGCCTGCCTCTGACTGTAGTCGTGAAGACTGAATCCATTACTGCTCTGGAGGCTTCCCGTGAGGAGATCCGTCAGATGCCCGCTGAGAAAGTCGCAGCCCTTAAAGGGGCCCAGAAGTTCCGCTATGAGCTGTTCGCTGGCGACAAGACCACTGAGCAAGTCCTTGAGGTGATCTACCGTCAGGGCCTGCGCGAAGGCGTCCGTGATCTGATCATGGGTGAGATCCAAGGAAATGAATCGACCTGCCGTGTGGGTGACATCAAGGTGACCTTTGAGGCCCCTATGGTTCCCCGTAGCTGCAATGGCTGCATCAAGGATACCTGTGGTCGCCCTGAGAAACTCACTGGTTCTGGCTGCCCTCTCAAGATGACTGGCCTGCGTGAAGCGTGTGGCGGTCCTCGCTGGACTGAGACGGTATGAACGAATACCTAAAGGTTCTCTGGGAGATCAAGAAGCAAGCCCGCTCTTACCAATCCGACTTCGTTCGATCCCGCATTGCGTTGGTCAATGAGGCGTCCTCTCGGGGCCACATCTCGTGCCTCTCTACAGCGGGCAAGAACATGGGTCTCTGGACCCTGACCACTGAGGGGCAACTGTTCCTCGCAGAACATGGAGGTGCTGTATGAGCAAACTGAAAGTCGGCCTCGCCCTCGACATGGACTATCTGATCTTCTCGGCCATGAGTGCCGCTGAGGAAGAACAGGACTGGGGCGAAGACGTGTGGACGCTGTACTGCGATCACAAGAAAGCCCGTGACATTCTGTTCGGCACCATCAAGACCATCAAGGCTGACATTTCCGGTCAACTCAAGCGCAAGTTCAAACTCACTGACGACAAGTATGAGTTCGTGGATATCTGCATCCTGAGTGGTGATGACAACTGGCGTAAGGAGGTCCTTGAGACCTATAAGGCCAACCGCAAAGGTAAGCGCAAGCCAGTCGGCTATCCAAAGTTCTGCCAAGAGGTGATGGATCACTACGGTGAGATGTCCTTCAAGTGGCACGGCATGGAAGGCGATGACCTCTGTGGGATCTTTATGACCAACCCTGAGATCGTCGGCTGTGACCGCGTGATCTCGGTGAGCTGTGATAAGGACTTCAACACGGTGCCGGGATACTTCTTCTGGCTGACCGAGATGGACCTCGTGAAGAACGATGAGGCCACCGCTGACCTACATCACTTCTATCAGACCCTCAAAGGTGACACCACCGATGGTTATGGTGGAGTGCCGGGTGTCGGCGAGGCGTTCGGTCCCGGTCTCTGGGAGTGGCTCCAAGATCCTGAGTTCTTCTATGAGGCCACCAAGATCATGAAGTCCGGCAAGGACAAGGGTCTTGAGCGTTCCTACTGGACTTCCTGTAAGCCCGGTGATGAGGAGTGGGACTTGCGTCAAGCGCCAACCCTCTGGGCCTGCATGGCGAGTCTCGCCGCTAAGCAAGGGATGACTGAAGAGGAACTCATTGTTCAAGCTCAAGTCGCTCGCATCTGCCGTGGCTCTGACTTCGACATGGAAACCAAGAAGCCAATCCTGTGGACCCCTCGGGCTTACGAAACAGGCCGAGTCTAAAAACCCTCACTATGGCTACCGTAAGGGGTTCTTACCTTTAAGAGCCCTTAAGGAGGAACTTTGCTCAAACAGATTCAACACTTCATTCACAACCCTGACGACATCCCTGACATCTCCCCGGCGTCTGCCGACTATCTCAATGCCCGCCTTAACGCTGCCTATTTGATTGCCACTGGGGCCATCGACGAACTCAGGAAACTGGGCTACTCGGAGAGCCACATTCTGGGCTTCATTGATGGCTGCAACGCTGCCACTGAGATTGTGGAGCTGATGCAGGAGAGTCAATTTAACAAGGAGGTCTGATTCCTATGTGCTTCAAGTCCAAACAGAAGGTCCCAAGGACCAACCCAGAAGCCATCAAGGCACCAACCCCGGTTCTTATTGAGGAACCTAAAGGCGTTGACTTCGGTGCTACTGAGGATGACAAGTCCGATGACGAGTCGGGCATTGATGGTCTGAAGGTAGCCAAGTCCGATGTCTCTACCAGCGATAAGGGTGACGGCACCTCTGATGCTGTCGCTGCTGACACTGGCACCGGGACCATCAAGAAGGCCAAACCTACGGCCTCCATCAAGAAGGCCCTTAAGAAGGTCACTCAGTGAACCTGGCCTCAACGCATCTCCGAGCGGGCTCACCGGCCTGCTTTCGTGAGGTGCTTGGGGAAATTCTCAATGAACTCGATGAGTTGACTTGGGGAAGCTCAAGGGTCGAGTCCATGGCCCGCATCTGCCAATCAACCGAGGAGCTTGATGAGCGCATTGAGATCACCGTAAGGGATTCCAATAGCGTCCTCGTTGGCTTCGCTGTGATCACTCCTGATGAGGATGACCATGTTGGCACATGCCTTGGTACTCAGTGGCATTGGGTACGCCCAGACCACAGGGGCCTTGTGGGTCGAATGATCCTTAGGGAGATCCTCAAGCAGGCCCGTTTGTTCGGGTTCAAAACCGTGGCGTATACCAAGCGCTTAGGCGTTGGCCGCTACGAGATCAATTACAAACAACTTAAGGAGAACCTACATGGGCAAGAAAATTAAGAAGGCCATCAAGAAAGTCACCAAGTCGGTCACCAAGATCGCTGACCCGGCCAACGTACTGGGTAAGAACGATTCCGAAAAGGCAGCCCCTGAGGCAGCCGCTCCGACCCCAACTCCTGTGGCTGCTGCTGCACCGGCTCCTGTGGCTGCTGCAAACGTTGAAGCCCCAAAGGACACCACTGAGGGTGAGGATGATTCCGACTCGGAAGCTGCCAAGAAGGCTGCCCGTGCCAAAGGTAAACGTGGTCTTCAAGTGGCGCGTGCTGCTGGTACTGGCATCAACATTTAAAGGAGGTGACCCGTGGCTGATTCTACTCGCACCGGGCTCGCTGAAGGAGGCGCCAAAGCTGTTTACGAACGGCTGAAAAACGACCGAGTTCCATACGAGACCCGTGCTGAAAACTGCGCGAAGGTCACTATCCCCTCCCTGTTCCCTAAAGACTCCGACAACGCCTCCACTGACTACTCCACTCCGTGGCAAGCAGTAGGCGCTCGTGGTCTCAACAACCTGTCAGCCAAGGTGATGCTCGCTCTGTTCCCGCTCCAAGCGTGGATGAAGCTGAAGGTGTCCGAATGGCAAGCAAAGCAACTGGTCGCTGACCCGTCGCAACTGGCTGTCGTGGAGCAAGGTCTGGGCATGGTTGAACGTATCCTGATGTCCTACATGGAAGCCAACTCGTACCGCGTGACGCTCTTTGAGTTGATCCGTCAGTTGGCCCTTGCAGGCTCTGCGTTGATCTACCTTCCGCCACCTGATGCAAGCTCGACTGCTTACAACCCAATGAAGCTCTACACGCTCCACAACCATGTTGTTCAGCGGGATGCCTTCGGGAACGTCTTACAGATCGTCACTCTGGATAAGGTCGCCTTTGCGGCACTCCCTGAGGACGTTCGGAATACTCTGGGCACTGACGGTGAGAAGAAGCCTGACCAAGAGATCGAAGTCTACACGCACATCTATCTGGATGATGAGTCCGGTGAGTTCCTCTCCTATCAGGAGGTGGATGGTGTCGAAGTGGATGGCTCTGATGGTCAGTACCCTCTTGACGCCTGCCCTTGGATTGCCGTTCGGTGGACCAAGCGCGATGGTGAACATTATGGCCGTTCCCATGTTGAGGAATACCTCGGGGATCTGAACTCCCTTGAGAGCCTCCATGAGGCCATGATCAAGTTCTCAATGGTCGCCTCGAAGGTGATCGGCTTGGTGAACCCTAATGGGGTCACTCAGGTTCGTCGCTTAGTTAAAGCCCAGACGGGTGACTTTGTGGCTGGCCGCAAGTCTGACATTGAGTTCCTCCAGTTGGAGAAGACCGCTGACTTCACAGTCGCTAAGTCTGTCGCTGACGCCATCGAGCAACGCCTCTCCTACGTCTTCATGTTGAACTCTGCGGTACAACGCAAGGGTGAACGTGTGACCGCCGAAGAGATCCGTTACGTGGCGAGTGAACTTGAGGACACCCTTGGTGGTGTCTATTCGATCCTCTCTCAGGAACTCCAGCTTCCCATCGTCCGCATCCTGCTCAATCAGCTTCAGGCTACCAGTCAGATCCCTGACATGCCTAAGGAAGCCGTAGAGCCGACTGTGAGCACTGGTGTCGAAGCGTTGGGTCGGGGCCAGGATCTCGACAAGCTCAATCAATTCCTGAGCGCAATGGCTAACGTGAGTCAGCTACAGGCTGATCCAGACCTCAACATGAGCAACATCAAGTTGAGACTGGCGAACGCTATAGGCCTCGACACGTCCGGTCTGCTCCTCACGGAAACCGAGAAGGCACAGCTTCAGTCCCAAGAGATGCTCAAGCAAGGTGGTCTCAACGCTGCCGCTGGCATTGGTCAGGGATTGGCGCAACAAGCCACCGCAAGTCCAGATGCCATCCAAGGCGCTATGGACACTGCTGGCTTAGAGCCGGGGATGCCCGGTAGTTAAAAACCCTCACTATGGCTACAGCTTGCTTAGCGAGTACATCCGAGAAAGCACGGATAGATTGCCCGTGCCTGTAGCCAACCCAATTCTTTAAGGAGACCCAATGTCCGATAACCAATCCCAAGCAGATGTCTATGCGTCCTTCGGTGCGAACAGCGCTGTGATGTCTGGTAGTTCCATTGAGGAACACGAACAGAACATGCTGTCTCTGCCAGTCGATGTCCGTGATGGTGATGACTCCATTGTTCTCCAATCTGACGATCAGGAAGAACGTCAAGAGCTGGAACTGAACGAACTCAATGAGGAAGGCCAAGAAGAGAATGAGGAGGGTGCCGAAGAAGGCGCTGACTCCGATGAGTTCACTCCTTTGGGCGATCCTGATGCTGACCTCGTAGAAGCCTCAGAGGCTGTCGATGAGTACGCTGATGGCTTCCAGCAAATGCGCGCTCAGGCGATCAAAGGTGGTCTCCCAGTTGAGATTGCTGACCAGATCGAAGCCGAGTATGAGGCCGACAACAAGCTCTCCGAGGCGTCCTTGAAGGCGCTCGAAAAGGCTGGCTTTAGTCGTGGCTTCGTCAAGTCCTTTATCAGTGGACAAGAAGCGCTCGCTCAGACCTACGTTGCGCAGATCCAAGCGTATGCCGGTGGTCCTGAGAAGTTCAAATCCATCGTTGCCCACATGACTGCAAACTCTCCAGATGCTGTCGAGGCCCTTGAGAACGCCATTCAGAATCAAGACCTGAAGGCCATCAAGACCCTGATCAATCTGGGCATGGCGAGTCGAACCAAGAAGTTCGGTAAATCGCCTGAGCGTTCGGTCACTAAGCGTGCTCCTGCCAGCGCCCCTCAATCGCAGCGTCAAGCCCCTCAAGGCTTCTCTTCGCAGCGTGAGATGGTCAAGGCGATGAGCGATGCGCGTTATCAGAATGACGCCCAATACCGTTCCGAAGTGGAAGCCAAAGTGCTCCGCTCGAACTGGTAAGTCCCTGATTTAAAAACCCTCACTATGGCTACAGAGAGAGTTCACCACTAATCGTGGAGGACTCCTTGTGCCTATCAGAAACTCATAAAGGAGAACTACTACATGGCAACTATGACTGGCGGTCAACAAATTGGCTCGAACCAAGGTAAAGGTCAAAACCCTGCTGACAAACTGGCCAACTTCCTGAAGCTGTTCGGTGGTGAAGTTCTGACTGCATTCGTGCGTCGTTCGGTAACCATGGACAAGCATATGGTCCGTACCATTCAAAACGGTAAGTCCGCTTCCTTCCCTGTCATGGGCCGCACCAAGGGTTACTACTTGGCAGCCGGTGAGAGTCTTGATGACAAGCGTAAAGACATCAAGCACTCCGAGAAAGTGATCCAGATCGATGGCCTGCTGACCAGCGACGTGCTGATCTACGACATCGAGGACGCCATGAACCACTACGACGTTCGTGCTGAATACTCGGCGCAACTGGGTGAAGCTCTGGCTCTGGCCGCTGACGGTGCTGTACTGGCCGAGATGGCGAACCTGTGCAACCTGCCAGCCGCTTCCAACGAGAACATCGCTGGTCTGGGTACTGCCGTTGTGTTGAACATCGGTGCTGCTGCTGACCTCGTTGACGTTGAGCTGCGCGGTAAGGCGATCCTGAAGGGTCTGACTTTGGCTCGTGGTCGCTTCACCAAGAACTACGTTCCGGCTTCGGATCGTCGCTTCTTCACTTCGCCTGACGACTACAGCGCGATCCTGTCCGCTCTGATGCCAAACGCTGCTAACTACAGCGCTTTGATCGACCCAGAGACTGGCAACATCCGCAACGTTATGGGCTTCGAGATCATCGAGGTTCCACATCTGGTCGCTGGTGGTGCTGGTACTGACGCTGATGGAGCCAACCAAAAGCACGTCTTCCCGGCAACTGCTGGTGGTGACGTACTGGTCGCAATGAACAACGTGATCGGCCTGCTGGTTCACCGTTCGGCTGTCGGCACCGTGAAGCTGAAGGACATGGCGCTGGAACGTGCTCGCCGTCCTGAATACCAAGCTGACCAGATCATCGGCAAGTATGCGATGGGTCACGGTGGCCTGCGTCCTGAAGCTGCTGGCGCATTGGTCTTCACCCCTGCTGCCTAAGGCACTGATGTAAGAGACCGAGCGGCTCACTCAAGTAAACGGCTCAACACAAACCCCTCAGGGCCCTCAAGGGTTCTTTGGGGTTTTTTTCGTCCCTCGTAAAGGAGATCTAAATGTCTGAATCCGTATTGGACTTTGACGATGAACTCAATGCTGTCAATGACATGCTTGGGGCCATCGGTGAGTCACCTGTAAGTTCCCTCGAAGGTGACCCTAACGCTGACGTGGCGAACTGCCGCCGAATCCTCGCTCAGGTTAACCGGGAGATCCAGTCGAAGGGCTGGACGTTCAACATCGAGGAGGCCGCTGAGCTGCAACCTGACTCCTTCTCGAACCTCATCGAGTACCTCCCGGATTATCTAAGGATGACCACTTCAGGTGGGACCATCTACATCAACCGTGGTGGCTACGTCTATGACCGCACCGCCAAGACAGACATCTTCACCCTGCCTATCCAAGTCGATCTGATTCGCCTCAAGCAGTTCTCCGAGATGCCTGAGTGCTTCCGCTCGTACATCGTTGTTAAGGCGTCTCGACGTTTCAACATCCGGTTCTTCGGTGCCGGTGAACTTGAGGGCTCCCTTCAGGAACAAGAGAACGATGCTTGGGCTGCCATTCAGGAGTACGAGCTGGACTTTGGTGGCTTCAACATGATCACAGGCGACTCATTCGTCGGTGGTATCTCCAACCGCTAAGGAGGGCCTATGGGACTCGTTTCGCAAAGCGTCAAGAACCTCAAAGGAGGTATCTCGCAGCAACCGGACATCCTTCGGTTTTCCAACCAAGGTGCCGTACAGATCAATGGGCTCTCTTCGGAGACTCAGGGTCTACAGAAGCGCCCGCCTACCAAGTTCCTTAAGAGGCTCTTTGGGACTGGCGCACTGGGCGTTAAGCCTCTGGTCCACATGATCAACCGTGACTCTTCTGAGCAATACTTTGTGACCTTCACTGGTGGCGGTATTCACGTTCACGACCTCGCTGGGAACGCCTACACGGTGCGTGGTTACAACGGTTATGCCAACTGCTCAGACCCTCGAAATGACCTGCGTCTGGTGACGGTGGCTGACTATACGTTTGTGACCAACCGCAAGACCAACACAGCAATGAACTCAACTCTGACAGAGGCTGGCTACACGCCACTGACTCGACGGGCCTTGATCAACATTCGTGGTGGTCAGTATGGCCGGCTCATGCAGATCCTCATCAACGGTGGTGTTCATGCGTCCATTCAGATGCCCAACGGTTCCGCTGAGAAAGTCCCGGCTGGTCAGCCCTATGCGGGCATGAACCAAGTGGACATGACGGACGCCAACTGGATTGCCGGTCAAATGGCGAGCCAGATCAACACGAACCTTGGTGGTGCTGGTTGGTCTGCATCATCAGGTGCTGGCTGGGTCCTCATCACCGCCCCTGTGACTGACGCTGTGTACTCAATCCAGACCAAGGATGGCTACGGCGACACGCTCATGAATGGGTTTGTCTATCAAGTCCAGACCTTCAACAAGCTGCCAGCTCAGGCCCCTGATGGATACATCGTTGAGGTCACCGGGGAGTCTGCTCGAACAGGTGATAACTACTGGGTCAAGTACAGTCTCGGATCGAAGGTCTGGAAGGAAATCGCTAAGCCGGGGATCATCTCGGGACTCAGCGCAACGACCATGCCTCACGCGCTCATCCGGGCATCCGATGGCCAATTCGATTGGACTACGTTGACTTGGAATGGCCGGACTTGCGGCGACGATACGACCAACCCAATGCCCAGCTTTGTGGGCTACCCAGTCAATGACATCTTTTTCTTCCGCAACCGCTTGGGGTTCATCTCAGGCGAGAACGTGATCATGTCGAGGACATCCAAATACTTCAACTTCTTCCCGTCCTCTGTGAGCGCCCTCAGTGATGACGATCCGATTGACGTGGCGGTATCTCACAACCGGGTCTCGATCCTGAAGTATGCCGTTCCGTTCGCTGAGCAACTGCTCCTCTGGAGTGACCAAGCTCAGTTCGTGTTGTCGTCCTCTGGGATTCTCTCATCGAAGACCGTGGAGCTGGACCTGACCACTGAGTTTGACGTGAGCGATGGTGCCCGTCCTTTCGGGATTGGCCGTGGCGTTTACTTCGCTGCACCTCGCGCATCCTATACGAGCCTCAAGCGCTACTACGCGATCCAAGACGTGAGCAACGTGAAGTCCGCTGAGGACGTATCCGCCCACGTTCCGAGCTACATCCCGAACACCGTGTTCAACATCCATGGGTCTGGGACCGAGAACTTTGTCACGCTCATCTCCAGTGGCGCTCCTCAGAACCTGTACGTCTACAAGTTCCTCTATCTGGATGAGACCCTTCAGCAACAATCATTCTCTCACTGGACCTTTGGGCCTGACGTTAAGATCCTCGCAGCGGCCTCAATCGGCTCCTACCTGTACCTGATGTTGGATCGCCCTGAGGGCATCATGATGGAGCGCATCGAGTTCACTCAGAACACCATCGACATCTCAATGGAACCTTATCGGACCTACATGGACCAGAAGAAGCTCATTCAGATTGGTGCCTATGATGCGGACTTGAACACCTCCAGCGTGACCATCGAGAGCATCCTTGGGGGCCTTCCTTCGAGTGACTCAGTGTTCTACACAATTGATGCTCAAGGCGTCACTCAGCGCTTTGAGGGTCCATGGCCATCCGGCTCCAAGTTATCCTTCAATGGTGACCGCGCTGGTGAGTACGTGGTCTTCGGACGTGAGTATGAGTTCCAATACGAGTTCTCCAAGTTCCTCATCAAGCAGACCGCTGACGATGGCTCAACCTCAACCGAGGACATTGGTCGTCTACAGCTTCGCCGTGCTTGGTTGAACTATGAGTTCTCTGGGGCCTTCGAGGTGAACGTCAACAACGGCTCCACTGAGTACGTCTATCCGATGTCTGGTGGACGCTTGGGTACTCAGACCATTCTGGGTGAGCTGGCGCTGGGCACTGGTCAATTCAAGTTCCCGGTCACGGGCAACGCCCAGGCACAACGAGTGACGATCACCAGTTCAAATCCAAACCCTCTCAACATCATCGGATGTGGCTGGGAGGGCAACTACATTCGCCGTTCAAGCGGCATCTGACAGGCAAACCATGGTGGGGATTAAAACCCCTCACTATGGCTACCTATGGGGGGTTTTATGATCATCGTTAAAGCAAACAAGTGGCACCTTGAAACAGCCGCAAATGACCTTTCTAAAGGTGACCTCGAAGAGTTCCATTCCCACATCGCTGGGAGAGACCCACGTAAGATCATGCCCAACTACCTCGACGAGACCTCTCGGGCGATCATGTTGGGCAATTTGGTTTTAGCTGTAGGTGGTTCCAAGAATTGCCTTTGGTTTGTGACCACCAACGTGGTGAGCACTCTGACCAAGGCCGAGCGGTTCCGATTCTATCGGCTGCTCAAGGAACATCTCGAAGGTCTCCGCAAGGAGGGCCACCAGTACATGACTAACTTTGTATCGGTGGACAATCATTCCCACATCCGTCTCCTCAATTCTCTTGGTGCCACGTTCTCCAGTGACCATGAGGTGAGCCCTGCCGGGTGTCGGTTTCGTCAATTCTGGCTATAGGAGGTTCTCATGTGTGAACCAGTAAGCATCGCCATGGCGGCTGTGGCTGTGGTCGGTGGCGTAATGGCTGCCAAGGATAAAGCCAAGGGCGAAGGTAATGCCGTGGATGGTCAGCGGCGCACCGCTCGTGAGCAGCTCAAAGAGACCAACATGGCTAACGCCAACCTCAACCTGACCGCCATGGACCGCCAAGAGGAGGCCCGTTCGCAGCTCGCTGAGGTGAACATGCAGGCCCTTAAGAACAAAGGGACGATCCGAGCGGCTATCGGTGAGTCGGGCATGTCGGGCAACTCAATGAAGCGTATCGCCAACTCGGTGGACAACGAGGCATCCCAACAACGGATGGCTATCACCGACAACTACAAGCGCGACTATGCGTCCATCTTTACGAACCAGATTGCCAACGTCGAGAACACCAAGTCTGCCATCCGTGGTCAGGCTCAAGTGATCAAGACCAGTGGCCTGAGTCATGCCCTCGGGGTCGTCTCTTCGGGTGCCAATGGGTACGCCCAAGGGTCTGCCATGACGGGTCAGATGAAAGCTAACAAGGCCACCGGCCAATCCAATGGCACCGCCCAAGGAGGTACAACTTAATGGCTAACGAGATTGCTAATGCTCTGGCGTCAACCGAGATGGGCGGTAAGGAGCGCCTAAGGGGTTCCACTGCAACCATCAACTTTCAAGCTTCTCGGCAACAAGCTGATGTAGGGTCCAGTGGCTTCGCTGATTCCATGGCGAATTTCGTCAAGGCCGGTACGAGCATCTACGGTGCCTACGCTGACAACAAGTCGAAGAACGCTCAGGCTGAATCCGACAAGATCATTCGATCGATGACCCTCACGCAACGTCGAGAGGCCATTGAGGCTGGCACCCTACATCTCCAAGATGACCCTGATGTGATGAACATCTTACGTCACGACACTGGCCGCACCGCTGCCTAT